CTTCTACGTTATATTGTAGAAGACAGCGTCTGACCAACGCTGCCAATCGAGCCCAAGGGCCCGATATCGGGGCGATAGACTATCCCAGGATGGGGTAGTTCTATGCTTTGTTCTATACCGGACATTCCTCTGCCTGAGGGATATTCGGTAGCCCCTTATCGCGCCGTATAGAAACGCAAGTACTAGCCCGTGAGGGTTCGTTTTCCTGCGCTTCGCTCTTTGGCCGTACTCCAGAGTACCATCATCTTTGACTTCGATGTATGATACGACTGCTTGATACTTGCGGTAACGTATCAGGCCTGGGTAGGGAGATGTAGTTCCACACGCCTTGTCAAAGGGCACATGGATCCCCGCATCGTCAGCTTCGTCACATGGGACAAGATACACCCCACGTGCTCGACTAAGTAAAAATCCTACGGTATTTTGTAAGATTATACCAGTTGTAGCCGACCAACGGTTAAGAGCGTTCACGGCGACGCAAGTGTCCTGCTTCGACTGCAGCTTCTTTATATAGACGCCACGGCAGGGGTGACCGAGATAGAAATCGGCACCGCAGGACTCTCGGAACGGACCTTGAACAAAGGTCTTGTCGTAGTTCACTCTAAAACCCAGCAATGAGAGGATCCTCGTCACTAGATAGTAGGCTTTTTTGTCGATGATGATATCATCACCAAAGACTCCAAAGTTGCGAACCTCAGCCGGACCAAATCCCTTGGGTTTTATACCGAGGTGTTTGTAGGCTGTGACAACAACTGCAGCGAAGATTAGTGTCTGTAAAGGGAAAGTGTAACCGTTCCCCATAGTCGACACCATTCCAAGCCTCTCAACCCGCCCGCAGGGGAGGGTAACAGTAGGACTCCGAACGGAATATAGGTACGCCCTAATTGACTTAGGGAGTAAGATATCCGTAAGTTGGAGACTTATACTGTCGGACGCAGACTCAAGATCGATAGTTGAAAAACTATCATCACGAGAACCTACGTATGAGAGTACACGGTTTACGTCGGGCTGGTTGCTGACGTTAATCCCGAAGAACGTTTTTAGGCGCTCCTCGATGATCGCACCAATACCGAGTTGAAACCACATATTTATGGTCGGCTCTGTACTGATGCACCGTGCTACAGTTACGTTCTTGTTCACAAAGCTCAGCTTGTTCCCTTCCACTAACTGCGTGCTATACGAATCAAGGCGTAGCTTCTCAGCTATTGCCCATCTCGTGTCTCGCGACGTTAGCTTCTCCCATAAAAAGGAGAGGTCCTCGGTGGTGCAAGTCAATGGAGAGTCCCATACCTTGGTATAGAGGTCTGAATCCCTTGCGTAGCGATTCATACCACTGCCCAGATTCCCATGATTGAATATATGATCATAGGACCTGATAAGCGGGGCATCCCC